ACATATCTTAAATATACGAATTTTGGCCTTCAAAAGTTTAGAATTGATTTCGACGGCCAGAAGAAATTACGAATGACGGAGGAATCCAAGTTCACGTTTTATGTGCCGAGGTATGCGGAACTGCTAATGGATACTTATGTTTGCGTTACACTCCCATCTATATGGAGTCCGATTCATCCTCCAGCTAATGTGGGCGATATGTGGGCGCCTTATGAGTTTCGCTGGATCGAGAACCTGGGAACCCAAATGATTAAAGAAATCGTGATTTCCGTAGGTGGTATGACCCTCCAGCGTTTCTCCGGCCATAACTTGGCGGCGATTGTGGAGCGCGACCTAGATAATACCAAGCGTGATTTATACAACCAAATGACGGGGCATGTCCCCGAGTTATATAATCCAGGCTGTTCTGGTGCGCGGTTGAATCAGTATCCGAATGCCTATCGCACGGCCAATATCGCCGGCGCGGAGCCCTCTATTCGCGGACGCAAGATATACATCCCCATCAACGCGTGGTTCACACTTTCCTCCAAAATGGCGTTTCCTCTCGTGTGTCTCCAATATAACCAGCTACAAATTGATGTGACATTGCGCCCTGTGAGGGAATTATTCACAATTCGCGATGTAGGCGACTCTGAAAATTATTGGCCCGTCGTCCAACCCGACTTCACGAACCCCCTTCACCAAATGTGGCGGTTTTTATACCCGCCTCCCAGTATTGATTTATCGCTTAACTCATATCCGAGTATTCGCACGGACTGGAATGCTGACGTCCATTTGATGGCGACATACTGTTTTTTGTCCGACGATGAATCCAAAGTGTTCGCCGCGAACCAGCAGAAATACCTGATTAAGTCGTATTACGACTGGACGTTTAATGATGTAACTGGGAACAAGAAGATCAAGATAGAGAACTCAATGGGGATGGTGTCGTCGTGGACGATGTTTTTCCAGCGAAGTGATATCAATCTGCGGAACGAGTGGAGCAATTATACCAACTGGCCGTATAATTATCTGCCGTATGATATTATACCCGCACCGACCGATGATGACTGGCGCCCGATCTCGTTTAGTGAAGTCGTCACTACGGGAAGCGATATTCAGACGACGGTGTGGCAGAACCGCCCCGATTTTGCGACCGACTACTATTATTATGACAAAAACGGTCCGAAGAATGGTATTGGTCCAGGTATCAATCCCCGCGATAAACGCCTGACAGGCCTTCATATTACGGGGGATTTTCAGTCGGAGAACGAGCGCGACATTTTACAGATGTTAGGGATTTCACTCAACGGAAAATACCGCGAGAATTTGCTCGACGCGGGAGTATACAACTACGTGGAGAAATATACACGGACTCGTGGAAGTGCGAAACCAGGGTTATACTGTTACAATGTCGGCCTGAACTCGGACCCATATGACCTACAACCTAGCGGAGCTATCAATATGAGTAAGTTCAATCAGATAGAACTGGAATTAACGACGATATACCCGCCGCTGGATACTGCTGCTGAAGTGAAGGTTATTTGTAATCCGAACACACGAGAGATTATCGGTATGAATAAGCCGAATGTCAATATTTATCTGTATTCATATGATTTTCATATCCTGGAGGAGAGGTATAATGTGTTGACATTTGTGTCGGGGAATTGTGGTCTGATGTATGCGCGCTAGGCGGGTGCGCAGGGAGGCGATGCGATGTAGCGTAGCCCCGCTAACTGAATAATCTTATCGTATATATATAGCCAAAATGAAATCAATGTTTGATATTATGGCACTCAAACAATTCGGATTGAGTGTATTAACCCTATTTATTGAAACAATCGTTATTTCAGTCATTTGTGTGAATATCCTCTTCTACTCCGCACCTGAAAGTATCCGTATGAATAGTCTCAATCTAGAAAAACTATTTCCCATCGACCGCCATCAATGGCCGTATTGTTATACGAATGAATATACAACTTGTGATGCGGATTGCGAAAACAAGTTCGGCGGAATTGCGGATGACCCGAAACTCTCTTCGGCTAAGAAAATATACCTGAAAGCTGCTATTATTTTGGATACATACATCTTTAAATGGTTCTGCTTGACAAAAGAAGACGTTGATATGGTAAAAGAGAGTGTGGATGAAGGTGTCACGAAAGTTAATCTTCTGAACTGGGATTTTATTAAGGCAAGGTTTAAGCAGTGGATTAACAACTCGTTCATATTTTCGTTCTCATCGGACCGCGCAATGCTGTTGTATATTTTTGAATACATAACCAAAATCTCTCACGCTATCCCGAAGGAATTATACAGCGCCGTCTCGCCGCTGTTGATAATTTTTATGCCGATTATCTTTCTCTTATTCGCAGGATTTATGTTGATTGGCGGACCTTTTTTCACCACAATCATTGGAATGATTGTAAACCAAACTGACAATCGTAAAGAATTTATTGGCGGTTCATTATGGTCGTTATTTACATCATTTGGTCTAGGGATACTCCCCGTCATTTCCTATTTCGTCCAACTCATTCAATTCATCGGCACTTTCTTTATTTACCCGCTACTTCATTGGGACCAGTATCGTGAACTGTATGCTCGTTATGTCCCGATTATCTTCTTCTTCTTCAACTTGACGCTGATGTTTTACGCGTTTGAGTATCTGGAACTCAATGTTGCGGCCATCGTGATTCTGATGTTGTTGATATTGTATCTAACGCACTACTGGAATGGTATTATGGACTTTTTCAATAAAATAAAGAATTGGGGAGCATAAGAAAGAACATAAACAATGTATTGTATAAAGTAATATACCAATTTATACAATTTATATAGAATGGGTGGTAAAAAGACGCCAGGAGGAGGAGGAGCGGCGGCATCGGTCGCAGGCGCGCCCGATAAATCATCCCCAGAATATTTTAAAAAATACCCCTTTGTCAGTGTATGCACGCCCACATTTAACCGTCGTCCATTTATCAATGCGATTATTACGTGCTTCAATAGTCAGGATTATCCACAAGACCGTATGGAGTGGATTATTATTGATGATGGAACCGACCCAGTGGAAGACATGGTCGCATCGCATCCTCGTGTTAAGTATTTCAAATATGATACAAAAATGACGCTGGGAAAGAAGCGCAACCTGCTTCACGAGAAGTCTCGCGGCGAAATTCTAGTGTATATGGACGATGACGACTATTACCCACCCCAGCGTGTATCCCACGCGGTCCATATGCTTGTTACCCACCCAGAAGCATTGTGTGCTGGTTCAAGCGAGATTTACATTTATTTCAAACACATCGGACAAATGAAGCGGTTTGGGCCATATGGTCCGAATCACGCGACGGCGGGGACATTTGCGTTCAAACGTAAATTGCTGAAACAACACCGATACAATGATGAAGCGTGTCTGGCGGAAGAACGCGCGTTCCTGAAAGATTACACAGTTCCATTCGTCCAGCTGGACCCAATGAAGGTTATTCTGGTATTCTCTCACGACCATAATACATTCGATAAACGCAAATTGTTGATAAATGCGAACCCGGATATAGTGCGAGATTCGCCCAAGAAGGTTATGGATTTCATCAAGGATGCCACCCTTCGTCGGTTTTATATGATGGAACTGGAGAAACATCTGGAAGATTATGCACCAGGACGGCCTGAAATGAAACCAGACGTCATCGCGCAAACTCTCCAAATGGAGAAAGACCGCGCGAAGATGGCGGAGGCTGCGGCGGGAGGTGGTGGCGGCGGCGGCGGCGGTGGCGGCGGCGGGCAAATCATTTTACAACAGCCCGGTCAAGAACCTGTGTCATTGAATAACCAACAGGTCGTCCAGATTATTCAGAAACTACAGACAGACATTGATGAACGCAATAAAGAAATCGCGCAAATAATGGAGGAGAATCGCATTCTTAAAGAAAATTACGAGGGGTTGCTAAATGAGCGCATTCGCGCACTCGCACCCGTCGCACCCGTCGCACCCGTCGCACCCGTCGCAGACACCGAGACCATATATGTATAATCGATTCCATTCATTCCATTCATTCCATTCCATTCCATTCCATTCCATTCCATAACATAGAAAATACACAATTTCTATGTTATCACGAGCTTCTAGCGAGTGTCACACTTTAGTGTGATTGTTATTTACTCTATTATGCCTTTACAATTTCAACTGATTTGATAAGCATTACCAAAAAACTGTTCTTTGACTCGTGGATGACGAACTCACGTGTCTTATTATATTCTTCAAATTTATTCTTGAGAACACTTTCAATCTCACCGACGGGCAAGTCGTCCTCTTTCGTTTTATATTTGGCGTCATTGCTACTGCCGCCGTCGTCGTCGTTGTCGTTGTCGTCGTCGTCACGGTCGCGGTGGCGACCCCCTTTGGATTTCGATTTCGATTTCGATTTTTTATGCGTGGATGACGATGATACGACCGGTTTCTCCGACTCAATATACTCCCACTCGCCAACAGCCTCGATCGTTTGATTATTCGGGTTGAAGACGATAGAATCAGAATTGAAAACAAGAGCGGCATCGGGTGCGTGGCTATATTCAGCAAGATCCATTTCGGTTATTAGGTCAAACTCGTCAAGGAATTGATTCTTGCGAAGATAGCTGCGAATATAGTTGGTAATTTCTGGTGTTATTTTCACAGTATATGTCTTGTTGTCGCCATCGCTTCCGCTGTCGCTTCCGCTCTCGCTTCCACTGCCGCTCTCGCTTCCACTGCCGCTCTCGCTGTCGCTCTCGCTGCCGCTCTCGCTGTCGCCGTCGCTTTTCCTGCCATCCCCGCGGGAGTGCTTGGACTTCTTTTTATCGGTCGGTGTATTCGTAGAAATACATTCTACTTCCGTATCTAAAATTAAGCGGTATTTAGAATCAAAAGAGATAGATGCGCCCATGAAATGACTAATAAATGAAATAGGAATGTTTCTAAATAATGGCAATATCTTTTTGGAATTATTTAAACGCGTAATTCCGCAGATACAATATCGCCGCCGCCGCCGCCGCCGTCGGCACTTCGTTCCGCTTCATTTTCGCAATCCGACTCCATCTTCTCCATATATTTGTCTAAATACCGGTAGATGCGATTCACATCCAATTTCGTTATTTCATACATTTCCAATATGCGCGGGATTTCATCCTCGGAATACTGTTTTTTCAGCGTCAAGAAAAACGCAAAGAGGTCCTTCTGGTCCATTGATAGTTGGATACACAAATTCTGTATAAATAATTGATTATTATATTCAGTGCTGTATTTCGTAAGCACTTTCGTAAATCGTACTTCCGTAGGATGAAACCGCGGCTTTTTCGGAAACGATTTATGATAAAGATGATGGTTGTAAAATGTTTTAATCAGCGACGACAATTCATTGAATAGCCAAATCTGATTCTGGAATGTAATCCGGTCAAAATAGTCGGCCTGGCAGATATTGTCGAGGACGAGTTTATAAAACGGCGCAGATACTGCCACTGGCAATTTCTCGAGAACATCAATCACATTTTCGTGCCATAACAGACCAATCGTCGTGCGGTCAGTCTCGTTAATAAGGACGTTGTGCTCGGATATTGGATAGTGTGTATTCATCAATTTTTCGGTTATTTTCTTGATGTCCTCGTTATATGTTTTCGGCTGGAATATCGCGTGGAGGATATTATTCGCGAGTATCGTGTTTGACTTCTTACTCATCTCGGTGACGGCGCCAAGTTTACGTAGATTGCCTTGGACGAAGGCGATGATATTTTTGCGCATCGTCGCATCAATATGCGGTATCGTGATATCAATAATCTGCGTCATTTGCGCGGGAGTCGGTGTCTTCAATTCATACACATAACACACTTTCATTAGTTCTTTGATTTTCTTGTCAATGTGGTAATTCCCGATACAAATAATGGGATTCATCGTTATTTCTTCCTGCTTCTGCTTCTTCGTCTTTTTGGGCCGAATGAGCTTGATGAGAGACGTTATCCCGCCCTTGTCGCCGTTATTCATTCCGTCGAGTTCGTCCATAACGACGACGATTTTCTGGACTTTGCGCTGGAAGATTGACATTATATTTTTATCGGAGATGTTGTGCTGTGTTATGGAGTCAATGATTGATTTATTACGTATATCGCCTGCGTCGTATTTCACCATGTCATAGTTGAGTTCTTTAAGTAGCCGAACGACGAATTCGGTTTTTCCTGCGCCAGGTGCGCCATAAATATAGATTCCGCGCTTGAATGTAAGGTCGGACTTATTCGTTTGGAAAGAGGCGAGGAAGTCGCGAATATTGTTGTAGATGGTATCGCGGCCGAGGAAGTTCGTGTAATTCGTGGTCGCGGTGGCGCCGCCGCCGAGAGATTTTGGACCAATTTCCATTACACGAAATCACGTTATTATAACACTATTTACACACAACTTTTTCTTTTTATATATTATAACCGAGTATATTCAGAAAATGGACGCGATTCAACAGTTGTTTGCTCCTCTCGATAAGGACTATTGTTTGCTATTTTACTGGCTTACTGTCGTGAATTTTATTTTCCTGGGAGTGGCGGGTCTAGGATTCATTTCGTCGCTCGTTCTCTTATTTAGGGGAAAAATAACGATAATGAGTGGCGTTTATTCGTTCTTGATGATTCTGGTATACGCTCTCATGTACTTCCAGAGCCGTCTCTTCTACTCCATGTGCGTCACTGGCAATATGAAGATGGGTTCCTACGGAGTTGGCGCACCGTCTGATTCTCTTCCCGCAGTGGCAAAGGCCGCATCAGGTGCAGCACCAGGCGCATATGGAGGCGCATATGGTAGCCTATAAGCGCACGCGCACACGACGATGACATAAAATAACGTTTGTTTATGTCATCGTATGAATGAATACTCATCGTATGAATGAATACTCATCGTATTCATTATACTT